CTTACTTCTGGCTAATGAAAAGGCTATTGAAGAAGAAATGTTACCATTTGGATTCTTCCAAGATGGAATTAATGATCCAGAAGATGATTTACAGAAGTATAAATCAGACGATTGGATAACAGCTACACCGTATGAGATTGAAGGTTCGTGGTGAAAGCCGCTTTTTTATAAATAATGACATGCAAATCAAGCATTTCAAAACCTTAATGAAGGAGAATTAAGCCATGGCATTCCAAGTAAGTCCTGGTGTAAATGTTTCAGAAATTGACTTAACAACTATTGTGCCTGCTGTTTCAACAACAGAAGGAGCATTTGCTGGTTCCCTAAAGTGGGGTCCTGCAGAAGTTGCAACTCTTATTTCATCTGAAGAAGAGTTGGTATCCAGGTTTCATAAACCAGACGGTACGTCTTTTGAATCATTTTTCACTGCTGCCAACTTCCTCGCGTATGGGAATTCATTATACGTCAGTCGAGCTGTAGCAACAACAGCTCTCAACGCAACTGTGTTGCAAAATGGTGCAACTGCAGTTAACTCAGCTAACTCTCAAATGGCCGTTCAAGCAAAGAACAGAGAACATTACGACAATGAACTCACCATTCCAAACTTAGCATCTTTCATAGCAAAGTATCCAGGTTCTCTTGGAAACTCTTTGAAGATATCTGTTTGTGATAGCTCAGGCGCATTTGAATCATCAGTTTCAAATAACATAGCAGGTATAGCTAACGTAGCATTGAATGTTGCAGTTGGTAATACTAGCGTTATAATTACTGCTGCAGATCTAAAAACAGGTTTCACGCAAACATCTAACGTAACAGTTGCTGAATATCTGCTTGCACAAAACACAGTATCAAATGTTGCTTCCAGCTTTGCAGTTGGAGATGTCATTCGTTTGGGCAACTCTTCTATTGGAGTTCAAGAGTTAGAAGTAAAAACTATTGGATCCACAGCTACTTCTGGTGCTTTAGCACCTAACAACAATGACACAATCTTCTCAGCAGAAGCTACTCTAACACTACAGTCTAAGTATACACAGGCTACTGCATTTTCATTAGACCTGACTTCCACTGGTGTTACTCGTAAGTGGCAATACAATGGTAATTTTGATAGGGCTCCTGGTACAACATTGTTTACAAACAACGTTGCCAATAACTCAGATGCATCTGATGAACTACACATTGTGGTTGTAGACGAAGATGGTGATATTACTGGAGTTAAAGGACAAATACTAGAGAAATATGCTGGACTATCTCGTGCATCAGATGCAAAAGATGAGTCTGGTGAATCAATTTACTATTATAATGTGATTGATAATCAATCACAATGGGTACTTAATGGTGGTTTGAAAGTAAGAGCTGCTGGTGAAACACAAAACAGTACAGCAACTTATTCTAACACTGCTGTTAACATGTCCAACTCTGCAGTTACAAATACAACTCCATTCACAAGATCATTTACAATTGGTCGTGATGGTGGTACATCAAACGTATCCGCTTTTCAAATCACTGGTGATTCAGACAGTGGAGAAGCAAACATAGCTATTGGCCAATTGTCAAAAGCTGTTGATGTATTTAAAAATGCTGAAGACATTGACGTATCAATTGTCTTGCAAGGTAAAGCAAGAGGCGGTACTCATGATCATCAGTGGGGCAACTATCTAATTGACAACATTGCAGAGTCAAGGAAAGATTGTGTCGTCACAATATCTCCTCCTAAATCTGATGTTATTAATAACTTTGGTAACGAGTCTGCTAATACTGTTGACTTTAGAAATGCTCTGACATCATCCTCATATGGTATCATGGATGGTGGATTTAAGTACCAATACGATAGATACAATGACGTTTACCGCTATGTTCCATACAACGGTGATGTCGGAGGTCTAATGGTTCGAACAGATACTACTAGAGATCCTTGGTATTCACCAGCTGGATTCAATAGAGGTATTCTCAAGAACGTAATCAAGAACTCTTACAATCCTGATAAGGCTGATAGAGACGTACTTTACAAGAATGGTATTAATCCAATTACTACATTCCCAGGTCAAGGTACAATACTGTTTGGCGACAAGACATTGTTAGCTAAGCCTAGTGCATTTGATAGAATCAATGTCCGAAGACTGTTCATTGTTCTTGAAAAAGCAATAGCTACTGCAGCTAAATTCACTTTGTTTGAATTCAACGACGAATTTACTAGAGCTCAGTTCAGAAATCTAGTCGAGCCTTTCCTTAGGGATGTTCAAGGTCGACGTGGTATTTTTGACTTTAAGGTTGTTTGTGACGAAACAAATAATACTGGCGAAGTAATTGATAGGAACGAGTTTGTTGGTGACATATACATCAAGCCAGCTCGATCAATTAACTTCATTCAGTTGAACTTTGTTGCGGTCAGAACCAACGTTGAGTTCTCAGAAGTCGTCGGACAATTCTAAGCTAAATAGATACAAGGAATAGGAGAGTTCAATGGCCTTTAATATTAACGAAATCAGATCACAGCTAGCACTAGGTGGTGCACGGCCTGCTCTGTTTCAGGTTATCATGAACAACCCAGTCAATCCGGCTGGGGATGCGAAGCTGCCATTTATGGCTAGAGCAGCACAAATTCCTGCATCAACAATCGGGACCATCGAGGTGGGATACTTCGGTAGGAAAATCAAGATTGCTGGTGACAGAACATTCGCAGAGTGGACTATTACGGTAGTTAATGATGAGGATTTCCTCATTAGAAACGCAATGGAGGAGTGGATGCAAAACATCAACTCTCATCTTGGTAACGTAAGAGGTTTTGGGACCTCGGCTCCAGCTCTATACAAAGAAAATGCCCAGGTTATCCAATATGCAAAAGTTGGAACACCGTTGCGCCAGTACACCTTTAATGGTATGTGGCCAATAGAAGTCAGTTCAATTGACCTCGATTGGAACACTACAGACGCCATCGAAGAATTTAGTGTGACCTTCCAGTATGACTGGTGGGAAGTTGATGGGGGAACAACGGGTAACGCTGGCGGCAATTAGATTTACATAATGTGAAAGTGATATAATTACATGGCTACCCTTTTTGGTTTTGAAATAAAGAGAAGGGCGGACGATCAGGCAACTGCATCGTTCGCTCCTCTTGCTTTGGATGACGGTGCGCATCAGGTCTCTACAGGAGGCATGTATGGCACATACGTGGATCTCGAAGGAGCAACACGTACCGAAGCAGAAATGATAACAAGATATCGTCGAATGTCTATGCAGCCTGAGTGCGACATGGCTATTGATGATATCATTCATGAGTTTATAGTATACGATGAACACCAAAGACTAGTAGAAATAAACCTTGACCACGTTAAAGGTCTGGGTGCAGGTACTAAGAAAATTATTCAAGAAGAATTTGAATACATTCTTGACCTATTAGAGTTTAATGAAAAAGGCTATGAAGTAGCTAGACATTGGTATATTGATGGACGTATGTTCTATCATGTTATCATTGATCCAGAGAATGTAGCTGATGGTATTCAAGAACTCAGATATATTGATCCTCGTAAGATCAAAAAGATTAGAGAAAACAAAAAAGAACGTATACCTGGTACTCAAGTTACAGTAGAACGTACAAGGAGTGAGTTCTTTTTGTATAACAACAAAGGTTTTGTTGGGTATCCTGGAGGCACTCCATCATCTGCTGGTCAAGACCAGGGTGTAAAGATTGCAAAGGATGCAGTTCTTCATTGCACTTCTGGTGTAATGAGTGAAGATAACAGACTAGTTTTATCTCATCTACATAAGGCTATCAAGCCTCTCAACCAACTTCGTATATTAGAAGATGCAACGGTGATCTATCGAATAGCTAGAGCTCCTGAAAGACGTATATTCTATATTGATGTTGGTAATCTACCCAAGATGAAAGCAGAACAATACCTACGAGACATGATGGTCAAGCATAAGAACAGATTGATCTACGATGCAGCCACTGGCGAGATCAGAGACGATCGTAAGTTTATGACAATGCTTGAAGACTATTGGCTTCCACGACGAGAAGGTGGTCGAGGTACAGAGATTACCACACTACCGGGCGGTCAAAATCTTGGCGAGATGGATGATGTAATATACTTCCAGAAGAAGATGTACAAGTCTCTCAACGTTCCTGTCAGTCGCTTAGAGCCT